TAGCTTTGTCCTGGAATGAAAGTTCTTCTTACCGATGTACTTCATTCCATTTGACAGGTCAGTAATTATATAAACAAACCCTTCGTAGTCACCAATATCTTCTGATGTGAAGGGTTTACCTTGATAAGTCCACATGAATAATACTCATTTATATAGTTCATGTGTATTTATGAGTCTTCGAAGTCGACCTCAATATTCAGCTTTTCGCCACAGTACGGGCAGTGTTCAACTTCACCCTCGAAGTCTTCAGAGAATGTGACCTCGAACTCAGCACCGCAACTAAAGCACTCGGTCATATCGACAGTCCTTGAACTGTTTTCTTTTGCCTAACGTATTCTTTCAGCTCTTGGTATCCACCTACCTTGACAAACAACCCATCTTCTTGAATCAACACAAGGGGAATGGTTCGAACATCTGGATAAGTATCCATGAATTCTTCTCGTTGGATATCACGGCCGATAACGATTTCTTTATATGCGATACCCTCTGTCTGAAAGATAAGCTTTGCTCCTTCACAGTATGGGCATGGTGGATCGTTACGTGTATAGATTGTAAAACTCATAATGAAAGTCCTTTAAATGTGTCTTCTGAAACATCTTGTTTTACACCACCGATAACATAAGAACTGATCTCAGTTTCTTGTGGTGCGACCTGAACGTTACCACCGCCGATCCACTTCTCTGTCCAAGGGAGTGGATTCGCTTGTGATACCTGATACGGGCACGGGTACCCGAGAGTACGCATCCGCTTGCACCCGATCCATTCTACATAAGAAGCTAGCAGTCTCTCATTCAAACCGATCATTGATCCGTCTTTGAATAGGTATTGTGCCCACTGCTTCTCTTGCTCGATGGCGTCTACAAACATCTTAATTACTTCGTCTTTTGTTTCTTCCTTGATTTTAATGAAATCTGGATCGTCTTTGACAAGAGTCTTAAGGATAGTTTGAGACGCTGCAAGATGGGTATTTTCATCACGAGCAATAAACTTAATGATTTTAGCGTTACCCTCCATCTTCTTGAGTTCGGCAAAGGCCCAAGAACATGCGAAAGAGACATAGAAGCGGATGCCTTCGAGGACATTAACAGAGTTAAGACAGAGCCACAATTTCTTTTTAAGCTCGTATTTGTCGACATTTACAAACTCCCTCTCTTGTGTCACCTTATTCTCGATAGCAAATCGACCTTCACCCAATAGATCATACCAGCTACTATACTGAATAAAGTCGTCATAGTACTTTGAGATATCATCAGCACAGCTCATGATCTCTGGGTTATCCATCATTGTATCAAATACGTAGCTAGGATTAGGATACACGTTACGAATAATATGGGTGTAAGATCTTGAATGAATCGTTTCAAAGAATGCCCACGTTTCAACTAACACCTCCAGCTCTGGAATCGAGATATGTGGTAAGAAAGCAATATTCGGTGAACGACCCTGAACTGAGTCCAACAGGATCTGACGCTTTAAGTTAGATGTAAAGATATGCTTCTCAAATGTATCAAGCTTTGCAAAGTCAGCACGGTCCTTTGATACGTCTACTTCCTCTGGACGCCAAAAGAAACCAAGCTGCTTATCAGTGATCTTTTCTAACTGTGGATACTTGACAACATCGTACCGGGCAACGTCAACTGCTTCATCAAAGAACATATTTGATTCGAGATGAGACTTCTTCTTTCTTTGAAATACTGACATTTTGTTTCCTTAAATCACACAGCTTTCACAGGATCCATCATCTTCCTCGAATGGAAGATCATCTGGCTCGTCCTTTTGAGACTCTCCTGCACCGTCGTGCGTATTGTTATAATAGAGTTGCTTGCCACCATACTTATAGAATGTAACTACATCTTTGATAAGTTGTGACATCGGTACCTTTGATTCCTCAAAGTGCTCTGGATTGTATGAAGTATTGACAGAGATCCCCTGGTCAATGTACTTCTGAAGCACGGCACAGATCTTAAGATATCCATCAGGCGAAGTCTGATCCCATAGAAGATCATACTTGTTCTTCAGATGGTGATATCCAGGAACGACCTGAGCCATAACTCCGTCTTTGGATTGCTTATAACTAACCAAAGCACGAGGAGGCTCAATGCCATTCGTCGAATTAGAGATCTGCGCTGATGTCTCTGCTGGCATAAGTGCCATAAGTGTCGAATTTCTGATTCCATTTTCTTTTAGCTGTGTGCGTAGTTCTTCCCATGGAAGACGCTCTGTGTGTGGGACTAGCTCGTCCACGTCTTTCTTATATGTATCAATAGGCAATACTCCAGAAGAGTACTTCGTTTGCTCTGTCTTACCACATGCTCCTTTTTCTTCCGCGAGGTCTGCTGATGCCTTGATCAGGTAATAAGACCAGGCTTCGGCGTATTCGTCAACTGTAGCAAGTGACTCATCATCATACTTCAATCCACGTTTTGCAAGGAAGTATGCTAGGTTGATGATTCCTACACCAAGTGGTCGACGATCGAAGGTCGATATCCTTGCAGCGGGAACGGGGTAACCTTGATAGTCGAGGAGCGCATCGAGTGCTCGTACAGCCAAAGTACAGTACTTTTCGAACTCTGATGGATCGTTAATAAGTCCCCAGTTAATGGCTGATAGGGTACATAGGCTGATCTCTCCGTCGGCATCGTCTGACGATTCGAGAGGTTTAGTGGGTAGATCGATCTCGCAGCAAAGATTGGACTGGTGAATGGGTGCAAGTCTTGCATCAAAAGCTCCATGATCGTTAGCGTGATCCACATTCATAAGATAGATACGACCTGTGTCCTTACGCTCAGAAATAAACTGAGAGAATACATCGATTGCCGGCATTACTTTCTTACGAATCTTACTATCCTGTTCTGCTGCTTCATAAAGCTCGCGGAACAACTCTTGGTCTGCATAGAATGCGTCATACAGGCCCGGGACATCATGTGGTGAGAACAACGTAATGTTACCACCTGACAGCAGACGCTCATACATCAGCTTGTTAAACTGAAACGCATAATCCATATGGCGAACACGTGTCTCTTCTGTGCCCTTGTTATTCTTTAGGACGACAAGATTTTCAAACTCAAGGTGCCATACAGGTAGATAGACAGTAGCAGCGCCACCACGAACACCGCCTTGACTGCAGGACTTAACTGCAGACTGGAAATACTTAAGAAATGGGATAAGACCAGTGTGGACAATAGATCCATCACCGATAAGAGACCCCTCAGCACGTATTGCACCAGCGTTAATACCAATGCCCGCTTTCTTAGAGATATATCGGACCACAGATGTAGCTGTTGCATTGATAGAGTCGAGGCTATCTCCGCTCTCAATAAGAACACACGATGAGAATTGACGAGTAGGTGTTCGGACACCTGCCATAATCGGAGTAGGCAACGAAATATAAAAAGTTGATACGGCGTCATAAAAATCCTTGACCCACTTCAAACGCTCTTCTTTGGGGTACTGCGAGAACAGGGTTGCAGCAACCATCATGTAAAGAATCTGTGGTGTCTCATACAGCTCTTTTGTAGATCGGTTTTGTACTAGATACTTTCCACGGAACTGTTCCATTCCAACATAGGTGAACAGGTCATCACGGTCATGCTTGATATAAGCACCGAGTTGATTGATCTCTGAGTCATCGTATGCCTTCAGGATCTCGGAGTCATATACACCACGTGCAATATTCTTTTCGATTACTTCAGCAAGTGACTTTGCTTCGTATCGGCCAAAGACTTCTTTGCGAATCTTGTAGTTAACAAGACGTGCAGCAACGTATTGGTAGTTAGGTGTATTCTCTGAGATCAGCTCAGATGCTGACTTGATCAGTAGCTCATGAATATCATCAGCTTTGATTCCATCATATAGCTGGATGTTTGCTTTGAGTTCGATCTCTGAGATCGAGACCCCGGTAATATCGACTGTTGCCCATTCCAGGACTTTATGGACCTTTTCGAGGTCAAAAGGTTCTTTCGAACCGTTACGCTTGGTTACGGTTATTTTCATATTCTACTCCATGTTACCTGTATATTATACCACAGGTAACCGATATTGTACACAGATTAAATAGCTGATACTGCAGCTAATGCGGCGTTGATCATGCGGTTCATGTCAGACTTTTTTTCTAAGTCGTCTGTACCTTCTTCGATCGCCTTTGCTGTGTCTAATCCTTGGAGTAAATTGACATATTCTTCTTGATTTAATTCACCGGCTTCGTATGCGGTTTGAATCTCGTTGAAATTTTCTGCTAGTTCTTGTAGTGTCATCTAGGCTTGCTCCCGTAGGCTTGTTGGATGTTTTCTGCTGATTCTGCAATGATTTGCAACTTCTTTTTACAGAAGTAAGCAGATACCTTACCATCCTTGTCTTCATAGAATTTTACTGTGTCTGCTACCAAACCATTGAGTTTTGTTGCCAGCTCGTATGCATCCTCATTATCTGGGATGTGTTGTGTATAGTTCTTGAGAGCAAGTGATGTGCTATACAAGTTATCTAGTGACTCGACAATCTCTTTTTGGTTTGAACAATTATGTATACTTTTTTGTGCTTCAGTTCGCACAGTATTTACAAGATAATATTCACCGGTATCATAATCCGCCATCATATAGGCATCGTACAATGAGCACCCGGAGAGTAAAAAGATATTACTCAGTAGTAGTACTTTCAACAGGTTTTTCATCAGGCTTTACTGCCTCCTCGTAATATAAAATGATTTGCTTTTGTTGCTCTATGTATCTACGCAGCTCTGCAAAATTTAAAGCTAGGTTCTCATAGTCCTTTACGGACAGAGCAATGTAAGCATCTCCACCGTTCTTTGATTCGAACTCTTTTACAAAATCATCATAGTTCTCTTTCGAGACCACATAGATCTTCACGTCATTCAACTGCACCTTTTTAGGCCAGGAAACAGTTGGAACTGTTGTTTTAACGGTGTTAGTTACCGTTACTATCTTTGGTTCCGGTGTCAGGAAGCTCAGACTGCTGCACCCCGTCAGGGTCAGTAATAGCAGAGAGATCATCCCATAATTTATCAGTCGCATTTTGCATTCTCTTTTGGATCAGTCCAGGTTTCTTATTTGCTAGGTGAGTGAGGTCGTGCTTCTGTAGTGTTGCTCTTAGTTCATCACCATATTGTTCGGCCTTACGTAACTCAGAGCCTAACTGTTGGTTTAGTTCATTTATACGTACAGCTTCTTCTTGCATCAGCTTGATTGATGCCTCACTTGTTTGTACCGCAATCTCCATCTTTGCGACATTTGCTCTTGCCGTCTCGAGATCACTTTGCAGCTTCATAACATACATGTATCCACCACCTGCTGCAGCTAATACAATAAAGACCATTGCGATCTTTAATCCAGAAAATATGCCAAACATTATTTTTGACCTAGTGCCCTTCTATACATTTTCATGACATCAAACCGTGAACGACGGTCGAGTTTCTTAGGTTTACCATTTGGGTTCATGTCTACGGC